TACTGTATGTACCGGGGTAAGCATCGTATTTTGTTAATATCGGTTGTAATTGATGTGTCCATTCGTGTATGCAAGTGCCTATCAGCTCTCTTACATCATAGCAATTGTTATAGTATATGTGCACCTAATTATCAGTAGCATCATACTCACCACAATCACTATCCCATCCTATGCGGACTGACCATACGGGTTGATATTTTTTTCTATTGTTCACTCCCATATTTTTCCGGCACCAGCGCAATGCCATATTTGCTATCGCTACGGCATGCTTTCTCTCTAAACTTTCAACCTTTGTGTTTAAGTAAATCATTCGTATTATTTCGTTATAAAAAAAGTGGCTCTATTGGGGAGCCACTTTGTTAACTATCAAAGCTTTCTTTGTAAAGTAAATCGGAGAATAACCTATTTGTAAAGTAACCAATATGCTTTTGATATAGAGCGGTGAGCTAGAATTGAACTAACTCCTATAATCTGGGAGACTATCATGCTTCCCGCGGCTTTTACGTCCGTGTGGATACCATTACACCTTCACCGCTTCATTAGGACGAGGAATCTTTACAACCATATTGCTATGGAATCTTTACAACCTCGTGCTAAATTATTTTACCTCAGTCGATAATGTATCTACTGGAGCCTTAACAGTTGTATCAACTGCTACTGCTGTTGAATCAGCTTTTGGAGCTTCGTTTGAAGCAGTACCACAAGCAACCATACCTACTGAAAGGATTAATGCCATCGCACCTACTTTTGCAGTCGATAAGATAGTTGATAAACGCTTTGCGTTATACAACGCTCTTGTTGTAAAGAAGTCACGCTTTTGTTCACTTTGAGTAGTCGCAGCTTCGTTTAAGTTGTTTACTAATTCTGTTACCTGATAGTTTACCTTTGTTGCAATTTTCTTTGCCATAATTGTTTTTTGCTTCCCATTAAGTTATTAATTGTTCAAACTCCATAAAGGCGGGTCGCTTTTACCTTTGCTTCGTTTGTATCTTTATTGTGTTAATGTCTTTGTTATATGTAATATACGACAAATATTTGACATTACCAAATTTATTTTATTATTGTACCATACCCACCACTATTGGTATTAGTTATAAACCAACTCCAATCTTCATCACTATAAAACCTGTCCCAATTGGGCCCTTTACTCAATCCCTTACGTCCATTGTATTGTATTACTCCAATGTCTTTTAAGTTAGTGCGTATGGTTGAATAGTATCCGTTAACACTTACTGTACCTAATTTGTTATCTTCGATTAACATTTCAGTAATTATCTTTACCCACGATGGTTTGGTTGCAAACTCCATTACATTGTATAAGTGTTTATATACCTTTGCAATCATTTTCTTATTAGCAGAATCATATCCTACTTTACTCTCCCAAATATCACGGGGTGAATCCATTCCGTCAAATGTGTTCGGATTGTGTGTTGGTTTGTTACTCATATTATTTTGTTTTAATTGTTGTGCAAATGCGATTAGTTGATAGTAATTCATAGTCTATTATTTGTCGGTGTCCTCACCATTAGCAGTTGTGCTCTCTACATTAAGACTACCGCCATTATAGAATGTACTATATGCCGGGTCCAATGTTAGTTTGTCCGATACCAAAGCACCTTCTAATATATTGGTGGCAATCAATTCCTTTTTTTCTTTTTTAGTCAATACATTTTTGATTAAGTTATTTTCCAACTTACTCATTTTAGTATCAGCGTCGATTTCGTTTACATACTTGCGTACTGACTCCTCGTCGACAAAGATACGAGTCCTATCCATTTTAGGACCTGATAACTCAATCACTTCATAGATGTGCTTGCCATCACCAAAGTTGAACTTCTTATTCTTAACGATTGCTTTATAACCTCTCTTACCTAATTTAATTTCTTTTACTTTTACTTTACTCATAACTTTACTTTATTTGTTAAACCATTCTTTTTTATTCTCGTCCCAGCGATATCCTAAATTGACTGCTGTCTCTGCAAATCCATCCTCATCAAAATCTTCGGTATCTATTTCACCGAAATCATATCCCAAATCAATGAGTGCTTCATACAACTCATTGTCCGTTTGTCCTTTACTCATATATTATCTTTTAATGTTTTTAATTACTTCGTTAAATGGATACCAGGGTATTGACCTATTCATAAATTAAATGTATTTTTTCTTTCCACTTTTTGTTAGATAATACTTACCACCATTTTTGCCTGTATATACTACATGTCCGTTGTGGTATTCGGTTTTGTTAACACTATCTTTAATTAAAGATTGTTGGTATTGTTTTTGACTCTCTTTGTAAGTATCGCCTGTTGAAGCCCAATAAGTTAAACCAGCGATAATCAATATACCAATTAATGCTCCTAAAAATAAATTACCTATCAATTTTCCAAATGACATTCTTTTATTGTTAATAACTTCGTTTGCAGTGTGTCTACCTATTTGACCGCCAAATCCTCTTATAATTGATTTTATCATATTCTTTTTATTTTAGTGTGTACTATTTAATTCGTAGTGGAACTTTTGTAATTGTTTTGTTTCGTATTGGTGTGCCGCAGCTTTACCTCTTACTATCTTTACTATAAACAAATCGTATACCTCTTGTGCATACTCTCTCATATCGTTATATAGTGCCCAGTTCTTATTCTCTTTACGAGCTCGACTGAAATGTTTTTGTAATCGTAGTTTTGCAGAATAGTGGAAACGACGCCCAATAGCCGCAGTAACTCCGATATAACTTTTACCATTTTCAGTATTGACTATCTCGTATACTATGTGGTTTCTATCGTTTCGTTTTTTCCTATTCATAATGATTACTTTTTAATGTATGTTTGATAAAAGGCTTTAATAAAAGCGTAACTTAAAATTGAACCAATTGATATAACAATAAATTCAAAGATTGTGATGTGAGTACCCATATTATTTATATTTAATTTCGTTCATAATGTTTTTAACAATTCCTAATGTCATTTTCGTATCGGTGTATTTATCAATAAACGCTTTAGCGTCTTTACGACTAACAAAGTACTTTTTAAATTTGTTAGGACCTGATACCTTAAAGACTTCAAATGTAGTAGGTTCAAAGTCTTCGCTTTTCATTCTCATTACTCGTTTGACCTTTTTAATACTATATTTACTTTTTATATTCAATTTTGACTTACTCATATATTTTTAATTTAGTGGTGATTACTTTAAATGAAAATAGTGTAGGTATTAACCTAACACTATATCAATGGCTTTTTTAGTTAAACCGAATTGTTTTAATTCTCTTTTACAATCGGCAACAAATCGTTTTTCAACTTTACCTAATTTAATAGGATACTGCGAGATAATTTGTTTAATCGTTGCAGACTCCTTTTTCAACTCTGCGAAAAACTTCATTTGTTTTTTCAATTCGGTATTATTGCGAACCGCAACTTTGTGTTTACGGCCCATAAAGTCCGTAAATTCAACCAATGTATTAGGTTTAACCGATTGAGACATTTTACTCGCAGCAAAGTTTTTATATTGCGGTTTTTCATTACGAGAAGTGTTATACGCGATTTCGGTATAAAGGTTAAATTCGTTTGTCATTCTACTATTCATATATAATTTTTTTTTAATGTGGTGAGCCTTACTTTCAACTCAATACACTAAATTACGACAATTTCGGGACGTGGCCAAATAATTTTGAAAGATTTTTTATTGATTATCAACGAGTTATGACATTACAAAAAAAAATATGTATAAAGCATTGATACTCTATAAAGAATTTTTGCCGGCATAAGTGACTGATAATCAGTGAGTTACGATTCTGCTATTTAACATAATATCCGTTATATAGTTTTTTTCGCATAACTAATTGATACTCAATGCATTAGCTATTTAACATAATATATTATATAAGACATTCCTAACTCACTGATTATCAGTCACTTATGCTAACTTATTGATTATCAACCAGTTATGCAATTCGTAAATATTCAATAAATTTTATATTTTTTAAAGGATTTCTATTTCGAGTCCACGTTGAATTAAATAATATCTAACAAATCATTCAGTATGTTAGATGAAACGCAAGCCAGGCTTATGTTTGGCAATATCAAAAATTTTTCGTATCTTAATATTACTTTTGCGCATGACCGGCAATCCTTACTGGCTCTACATTCCGGCGCATCCCTATTCCCCTTTATATCGCACTCACTAAATTTATTTTATCGCAGATTTTTTCTACTCAGGAAAAAAATTGTTTCGCAGAACGCATGGGTGCCACCCATGCGTTCTGC